TCCGTTTCAATAAGCGGATCGCCATAATAAGCAAGTTTTGTTGTTGGGTCGTGGGGTTTTGGTTTCCACTCTTCCCGACGTATTTTGTTTTCCAAATACATGGAAATGGTTTGCGTAGTTATTGGGTCTAGGAATTCCTGAACCATTACACAGCCAAACCTTTCAAACTGCTCAGGTTTTGTCATGACTTCATTCATAATAAAACCATCCTGTCACAATATATTTACAATTTTGCCCGTGAACGACATTTCCCCGGTGCGTATGTGTGTACGCAGCAGGCCACAAAACCATTAAATTTTCTTCGGGTCTAATACGGCGCTGTTGATACAAAAATTCCGTCTCTCCAGCTTCTTCGGGCAACAACGAATTTAGGTAGAGTATATAAACCAGAACGCGCTCCGCATGGGACGCCCCGCCTTGTTCACTATGCCAAACGTGATACCCACCCCCCGGAGAGGTGCGTTGCATTTTCATATGGGACGCTAAAATTTTTGAATCTTTTAGTACAGAAAATTCTTGCAAGTAAGCTTCATAACATTTTTGTAATCCATCAAAGAACAAAGATACTGAATCGTGATCTTGGAACGGAAGCGCTTGATGAACTCTAATATTCAATCCTAGCTGCATATCATCTTTTCGATGTTTTAATGCACCCTCGCCATCTTGCCTGTTGTAACCAGCACCACCCTCAACAAGGCGGTCAAACTCACTGATTAAATGTTGACAGTAACCTTGCGGGTATACGCCGCGATATAAACCAATAAAATCTTTATGCTCTATATTCATCGGAATGCTGGTCCTGAAAGCCATGCCACAAGACTTTGTCTGCTGCCTTGAGTCACGGGTGTTACTTGATGAAGGGTATAAGAGGGGAACACCGCAATAAGCCCACGCTGTTTACGCACATTCATGGGGTTACCGCTAGTCATAATTTGAAGGTTTCCACCTTCGTACTGCGCTGGGTCAGTTAGCTGAAGCACTGCTGAAAGCTTTCTACTCACATTGCGCTTGCCACCGTAATCCTGATGCCAGCCATACATACCATTCTCGGATTGATCATAGTTTGTAAGCTGTAAAGGCTCGCCAAAACCCGTCAGATCAAACCGATAAAACTGCGAGTTAAGAGATGCCACAACATGAGCAAGTCTGTCAAACACCCATTTAGTTTCTTGGTTGCAGTCCATCCACGACACATGCGAGCGGCGAATTTGCGCTAAATGCCCCGGATCTGAACCGCCACCGACTTGCGCTCTCTGATCGGCTTTAATGGCTCGACCTTGTAACAAATCAAGCTCTTGATCATTAAACGCACCCTCCCACCAAGCAAAAGGCTCAATTGGCTCGGCATAAGGCGTCAGCATGTACTGCATGGCTTATCCCTATGAGAAACGATGAAGTGGATACTCTTGGTTGGCTTATCTGTCATGTTAGGGGTTAGTTGATGCTGCATCCATGAGTTGGCTAGTAGCACAGTACCTGGAACAATGTTATTAAAGTGAACAGTTGAAGTTGCATTAGTCACTTCATCGCTTGGTGCAAAGTCAAGCTCAATCATTTGCTTGTTAGCACGCGTGTCATAAAACACAGGGTATGAGCCACCTTCAGGAGCTTCTAAAAAGAACCAGCCGCAAAGCTGACTATGTTTATGCACATGCACATTCGTGCCGCCATGCCCTCTGACTTCCTGCCCCCACAATCCTGAAACATAAAGCTCATAACGATCCATCGCATAGCCTTGACCTGCCAGGATGTCATGGCTGGTTGACTGTAAATAATCCGTTAAAAACTTCATGTCAGGATCGCTACCCATATGACCTGTTTGGCACAAAGCACCCTGATTGGCTTGCGCGTCAAAGTATTTTTGAGACACTCTTAACGCATAATCAACCCACTCAGGATGCTCATCGCGGTAAACGATGGCAGGAAAATACGCAAAGCCCTGAATCATCCGTTGATGTACGACACAAGCGATTGAGCAAAAGCCTGCACATCAGCCGCTGATACATCACGCGAATCCACAGGTTTGCTGCGTGCGTTCTCAATCAGGGTTTCTTTTGCTAGACGAATTGCCTCAAGCCTGATTTGTTTGGCTTGATAGTCAGCGTTTGATTGAGCACTTGCTTCAATAGAAGCAATTTGCGCTTGTGATTGAGCCTGTGCTTGTGCTGCGGCCAAAGCCATAGCATTAGTGTGGCGCGTTGCTTCCATTTGCTGTTCATGGGCACGGCGACCTGTTTCTAATACTTCTTGTAAATCAACTTGTGCTTGCTGCTCTGCGGTTAAAGCCATTTTCTTACTCCTATTAAGCTGTCATATTTTTCATGGCGATATTGCCATACCAAGTCGTCCCGCCATCTGGCGTGAAGAAGACCCAAATATCAATTGCATTAGCCGTCGTTGTACGAGACAAAGACGCTGCACCACCAGGGAACTTAAACGAACCGCCAGCCCAAGCCACCGTGCGACTTGGCGTTGCATCATTTGAAAGTATGAGCGTAAACGATGACGAACCAGAAGACACGGGATAACGGAGTGTAATCGTTGCATTTCCTGTGAGCGTTGCCGTAAACACCCCGCCACTCACAACATCCAGATTTATTGCTGTGCCCGTATTACCAAGCGCCACAACCGTATCGGCATATCCAATTGCTTTAATGTAAGTGCCCGAAGTTACCGCAGCAGAAGTGGCTAAAAGGCTTGATGAGGAAATGGCCGTGCTTGCGCCGCCACCAAGCAAGATATTGTTAGCCGTTAAGGTTCCTGATTGTGTAACCAAACCGCCCGTGGTGTTAACTGCATTACCAACCGCCGTTACTACGCCCGTGCCTGTGGTGGTTGAAGTAATGGCTACACCTGACCCGCCGCCCAATAAAAGCGCGCTAGAGGCTAGCGTTCCAGACTGGGAGACCAAGCCGCCCGTCTTGTTAAGCTCGGAGCCAAGTGCTGTTGCAACTGTTCCACCCGTTGTCGTATTGGTACCTAATCGAGCACCAATCAACTGAATGGCAGGGGTTCCAGCATTGTCCTTGTAAAATAACTTGCCATCGTTGTAATTGATGGCAAGCTCGCCTGCATTAAGATTAGCCGTTGACGGCGCTGCTGCTGCAGTTGAGCTTCTATAAAGCAAAATCGGGGTGTAATTTGTGGCTGGCATAAGGCCTCCGTCAATCAGTCGATTTGATCATTTTTAGGCTGCGCGTTCAAGGTACAAAAGGCTTTGCACAGCCTTTGCAACAACCTCTGGCGCGACAAACTTGTTGGGGTCATGCTCACAGAAGTCCCACCATAAAAACTGGTTGGGCGCTAAATTAGCGCGGTCCTTGAGCAGGTTGATGTTCTCAGGGTGGCCAAAGATGTTGGGGTCCGATACTGACCACAGCACGATGCCAGGCTTGCCCAGATCCCAACCAAAGTGCTGCAAGAAACTATCGCATGAAACCCAGGTGTCGCACTGAAGGATCAAATGACGCAAAGCATTCAATGGCAAGTTTTTGCGGAAGTCTTCAACCAAGCGTGGTTCGCCATCAACCCCAACCTGGATGACAGGCTTGGGAAGCATCGGGATAAGCTCTTCCCAAAATGGATAATCCTTGGGGTTCCTCTTCCCACTTGGTAGCTTCTTGGCAAATGGCGCAATGACAATCATAAGTAAAGCTTTCGATAGGCGCTCTCAAGGCTTTCCTGCCAATTCCAGCGCATCATCTTGCTGTACACATTGAACATATCGATGTCACCAAAAAGCGCTTTTGCTTCAGCGATTGGCCTGCAGGGCACTATCTCGGGATAGCATCCAAACACAATAGGATTACTAACATCGGGCAGCACATGCTTAAACACAATGTGATCGCCCATGCCGTTATCCAGGACCACTATTGTATGGTCCCTGTGCGCTAGGGTGTTGCGAAAGATCTGCTCGTCATGGGCAAACATCTCAGTCCGACTGTCCATCCGAATGCCGCCCGAAGGTGCTTTTAAGTGCCAAGTTACCGCGTTGGGCACAATCAGTAATTTGTAGCCTTTACGCTTCAAGCCCCAACTAAATAGCGTCTCTTCACGATGCGCCACCCGAGACAGGCCTGTGTTGTAGTCATAAATCCCTGCACGGTACAAGAAGGTGCAGTGCAAATGATCGACTTCTTGGACCTTTTCAATATGCTTCCACTGTGGGTTAGGCTCATGATCAATGTATTCAATCTTGCCGGTAGCTTTGGCATTTTCAAAGTCATGGCCTGGCATAAGCACAGAGCCGCCTACAGCGCCGACCTTGGGTCCGATGTGTTTAAGCAGGTTATTTAATACGCCAGGCTCGGGGAGCGCATCATCATCGACGCGCCACACCCACTCATAACCCATCCAGTTAGCCATCTGATGATTGTGATGCTGGCCTTTTTTGCCAGCCCAAAGCCAGTCCCAAGCAATACCTTTGGCACTTAGCATCCAAAGCAAGCGCGAATAAATCGGATCTTCGCGCATGTCTTTTTGCTCGTCGTTATCATCAAAAATGACAAGCTTATCGGGCTTGCGCGTCTGGTTCATGATGGCCTGAATGGCCATGGGCAGCGTGGTGTCCGTCCGACCTCGCGTTGATATGGAACAAAGCACTTTAGGCATGCCAGTATCCAATCATCAGGTTGAAACGGTTTTGCTCATTGATGGGCCTAACTTGCGCAGTAATGTTCCCATGCTCATCAATGTAGTTGAACTCAAAGCCAGGAAAGTGCGATTCATTCAAGCCATGAAGCTTGTGATGCTCGCCCCAAAAGCCTGGCGGTTCGTTCCAGGGGACTGTAAACAGCAGCGTCTTGCATTTGTTCTTAAGCTTTTGCAGCACTTCCAAGCCGTTATCCAGGTGCTCAATAACCTCAAACGCAATGATTGTGTCGTACTGGCCAAGCTCAATATTGTTGATGTCAGCATGCACAAACTGAGCACTCGGACTCCAGCCTTGCTCGTTAGCCACATCCACAATGATGGGATCGTAATCTAGTCCTGTGTAATGCACGCCTTGCGACATGAACTGCACGCCATAACCTGTTGAACAGCCAATCTCTAATACTTTCGCGCCACGCATGTGCTTAGCAGCCCACTGGTAACGCTGCTTCTCCCGCGGAAAGACTTCATCGCCCTTCAAAAACACGGCACGCTCGTAATTGTTAGAGAGCTTCCAGCGATACCAGTCTAAATTGTGCTGCTTGGCAAGCTTGAGCGTGTTTCTTGCAAAGATTTGGCTCCAGTTTTGCACCAGGCCAGGATCATGCATGGTGGCCTCACCCTTGTGATACATGGGAAAGCAATTGACCCACTGCACACCATCCCAAGTTTTGGGAAAGCATTCGCTAATTTCCCATCCAGCCTTCTCAGCACGCGCACAAAAGTCAATATCTTCACTGCCGCCAACGCCAAAGCCAATATCAAGCAGGCCAATTTGACTGAAAACCTGCCTGCGAATCATTGCGCAGAAAAACACAATGAACTCGCGCTGAGTAACTTCAGAAAACAGCCGCAAGGCACCTGAAATACCGCATTTGGGGTTACTTAAAGGCTCATCAAGCATGTGCAGCCACTGGCTTTTGGCCTGGGGAAGCAAAATCACATCGTTATTGAGCAGCAAAATCTTGTCTGCCGTTGATGCTGCGATGCCAGCGTTGGTTGCGCCTGCATAACCAAGTGGCGCGTCACTCCACACCACCTTCAAATGATCATCAAACCCGATGCTTGCAAACTACTCTTTAAGAGCTTTCAGGTAATCGCTTGTGCCGTCCTTGCAACCATTAGCCGAAATGACCAACTCAACATCGGTCATATCGGTGTACTTGAAGATGGACTCTAGGCAGGGCTTGAGCAGGTCCTCACAGTGGTTGTAAGTCGGAATGACAATCGAATACTTCATCAGAAAGTCCCACCATCAACCCCGCCAGTAATTGCATTGGTACTTCCATTAACTGATAGGCCTGCGTCTACCAAGACGGATTGATCGCCACTTGATGAGCTTGCCGCAAACAAAATGAATCCTGCTGAGGTGCTGGCTGTTGTTGCCACGGTTGCCGGTGGAGCACCAGAAAATCCGCTAGTACCCGAAAAGCCTGAAGTGCCTGAGAACCCGCTAATGCCAGGTTCAGCACCAAGCCTGAAAGTGAGATGGTTGGGTTGCCAGCAACGCCATTACCATCAGCAACGCT